CTCGTTCTTTGCCTCTGTATATCCTACTATCACTTCTGGTAAAAAAACCAAAGTCATTATAGTTTCTACTCCACATGGTATGAATCATTTCTACCGACTGTGGCACGATGCAGAAAGAGGAAAGAATGAATATACACCGACTGATGTTCACTGGTCTGAAGTACCAGGTCGAAATGCAAAGTGGAAAAAACAAACGATTGCTAATACATCAGAACAACAATTTAAAATTGAGTTTGAGTGTGAGTTCTTAGGATCTATTGATACTTTAATTGCACCAAGTAAACTTAAATCTTTGGTGTATGAAAATCCAATACAACAAAATGCGGGTTTAGATATTTACATCCCGCCAGAAAAAGGTCATGATTATTTAATGACAGTTGACGTTGCAAGAGGAGTTGGAGAGGATTACTCTGCGTTTGTCTTGACTGATATTACTGAGTTTCCCCATAAAGTTGTGGCTAAATATCGAAACAACGAAATAAAACCTATGCTGTTTCCAAATATTATATACGAAGTGGCAACAAATTATAATCAGTCTTTTATCTTGTGTGAAGTAAATGACATTGGAGATCAAATCGCATCAATATTAAATTTTGATTTAGAATATGAAAATTTATTAATGTGCTCCATGAGAGGTCGTGCTGGTCAAATCGTAGGACAAGGGTTCAGTGGAAAGAAAACTCAACTTGGAGTCAAGATGTCAAAGACAGTCAAAAAGGTTGGTGCACTAAACCTTAAGACTATGATAGAAGAAAACAAACTTTTATTTAAAGATTACAATATAATATCTGAACTTACTACATTCATATCAAAGAGTAATTCATTTGAGGCTGAGGAAGGATGTAATGACGACTTGGCAATGTGTTTAGTGATATATGCGTGGTTAGTTGCACAAGACTACTTTAAAGAACTTACTGATCAAGACGTAAGAAAAAGATTATATGAAGAACAAAAGAATCAAATCGAACAAGATATGGCACCTTTTGGTTTTATATCTGATGGATTAGACGATGGTAGTTTCGTTGATTCTGAGGGAGATACTTGGCATGTTGATGAATATGGTGATAGATCTTATATGTGGGAGTATCGGTGATGAAGAATCCATTTAAGCATGCTAAATTGAAAAGATTATTATCAAAATCCTTTCCAAAAAGAAAAATATCTATCATAGATAACAAAGACGGAACACAAACAATTTTTATACTCTAATGAAAAAAGATGAAGAGTTTGGTTTCAGTTTAGAACACTTACTCTTTCAGGAGAGAAAGTGTAGAGTTTGTGGAGAGACAAAAGATCTAGTAAATGAATTTTATTTGATTCGTAAAAATAAAAGAAATTTTCCTTCTGGATATTCCTATGAGTGTAAATTATGCACGGTTAAAAGAATTGTAAAAAATAGAAAGAAAAATAAGGTATCAACTGAGTGGTCATATCCAGATTGGTAATGTTCATGCATTGTTTCCCCAATGTAAAAGTAGCAAATAATAAATACTTTTAGTAAAATTGAATCT